TGACGCAATCGCCCGTTGTTTGTGCCTCGTCGTACGGCTTCCTGCCCGCCGACTTCTCGAACGCCACGACGGCCTTGAAGGCGAGCGATAACTGCCCCTCGCCTGCGCCTGCCAGCGTGTTCCCGAACAACGGGAGCGGCAGGCTCGCCAGCAACTTTTCGGTGGCGGCCGGGTCGCAGTACGAACCCACGAGGCCATGCTCGTAGGCTTCGATCATGTCTCGGGTGGACGCAAATATCTCGCTCATCGCCCACCTAGCGGATGTCGGAGAACGCCTTCGCCGCCGCCCGGCGGACTTCCGGCGTGAGCGGTACGTCCAGTTTGCCGATGGCTTCCAGCAGATAGGCGTCGAGCCTGTCGCCCAGACCGGAATACCTCCCCACCATGCCCGTGTTGGCGAACGCCAACTGGAGGGCCAGACGATGCCGACCCCTCAGGTCGAACGTGGTCTTGACCACAGGGTCCGCAGACTGCCCGTCACGCACGACGATGTCGGCCATCGCGGCGTAGAAGTCCCTCAGCAACTTGGCATCGGCCGCCGCCACGCCGGCCAGGATGGTGGACGGCACAACGACCGGGCGCTCGACCGGAACGAGGACGGTGCGCAGCCAGCCGACACCGGCCGCCCCCGCCGCCACCGTGACGCCAATCGCAATCAGTGCCGCACGCAGGCCGTTCATCACTTTCCCCTCTTGCTGACTTCCTGCTGGCTCACGAGGGAGGCGATGAGCGACCGGGCGGCCGCAGCCACCTGCGACTCCCCCGCCTCGTCGGCCGCAGCAGCCAGCACGAACAGCCGGTTCACCCAGACTGCTCGCTCCGGCGGCGACAGCGCGGAGTTGCTGGCGAAGCGCGGCAGGTACGGCCACGAAAACGCGACGGCGGCCGCCAGTGCCCCGCCGGCCGCCACCCAGTACGGGCTCATACGTCGATCTCCGTCGAGGCCAGGTCCTTGCCGAGAGCCACCAGGTAGTCAAACAGGGCCTGGCCCTCCTTGCTCCTGAGCACCGCCTCGAGAAGCTCCACCACCTCGTCGTCGACAGGCGTGCCGGTCTTCCGGGAGGCCCACCGCAAGGCGGCGGAAATCCTCAAGGCACGCTCCAAGGGGGTGGTTGCGGCGGAAATCTCTGAGGCGAGCCCAATCAAGGGCGCCCACTCGACAAGGATGCGCAGCTTTTCGTTTAGCGTCGCCATCTACGTCCTCGCATTCGTCCAGGATTCGGGCCACCACTTGGTTTATGTCCCCTTTGGGCCTTGCGGCGGCCAAGATCCTGGACCTCACGAGGTCTTCTGAAATGCCTAGATGCAGGCACACTTCCACCAGAGTCAGCTCACAGTCTGGTCTTCCGTACACCCAGTTCCAGGCCACAGCCGCGTTCAGGAGGCGGCGCTTTAGGTTTCTGGGGGTCCTGTACTTGCATCTGCCGTTGGCCTGCACCGCAAGCCAGCGGCACAGCTCGCTGGTGTTCGCCAGAATGGAGACCATGAAGGCCTTCCAGTGGTCTTCTGGCGCTTCGCAGATCACATCGCCGCCTAGCTCTGGTTGCGCGTTCCGGAACATTGCACAGGGGCCTCGCAGTAGCCCGTTCGAAGAGAGCCCTCGTTGAGCTCTGGCCATACCTCGAGCGAGTGAATTGCCCCCATCAAGTTCCAGGCCGCGTGGCCCAGATGGTCTTCCGACCGGTCACCGCCCAGAAACAAGTACACGTGGCGCAGCGCATGATTGATCATGTCTGTCGCCGGCATGCCCCGCTCCCAGTTGAAATCGCCATATTTCTGTGCGCCCTCTGCGCACGCAGCCGCGACTGCCGCCAGGCCGATTGGAGAGATGAGGTCGTACCTTGTTCCCTCTGCGTCCGACGACCGCACAGCACCGCTCTGGTATCTGACCGAAGAATTCTCCGAGTGCTTGTTCACTTCATGATCTCCTTGAAACGATCCTCAAACATCTTCTTTGATTGCTGCCAGCCCTGCGGACTGACAGGCCCGCAATTAGGCTCGATGTCCACGCCCCAGTCGATCCCGCACGGGATGATGTCTCTCTTTTCGCCCATCAGCGCACGCAGGTCGGCGATCTTTACGTCCTGCGGAATTGGCCACGACAAGAAGAAGGCTTTTGCTATGGTATTCTGCACGTGCTCTTCCAGCTCCCTGTACTCCGGCAGCAGGGTCTTCAGCGGAGTGGACATGTCTCCCAGATACGCCTCGCTGGCGTCGTGCAGCAGGCCCCACAGCGCGTTCTCTGGGTTGCACATAGTGCTGACCATCACGCTGTGCTGGGCTACCGAATACGGAACCTTGCTGTGCCCAGTAAACCTGTTGATCATTGACAGCGCGTGAGAGATGTCTGGAAGTCTGACGTCCTCGACGGTGAATTTGGCGAGGTCTACCAGCTTTCCGGTGAACGTCTGCATTGTCGTTGCGTTCATGATGGGTCCTCGCATACAAGGTCGTCGATCGGATGCAGCTCCGCCTGAGGCACGAAGAATGCCTCGCCGTAATTTCCCCAATTCGCTCGATACTTCTCTGACTTTGCGTCACTCGCCCTCATGTAACCCTTGACGTCGAACTCTGCCGGGCCTCCGGTCACGAGGACGAATATGTCGTCGTCGCTGTCGTTGTCTCTGACAATCAGGTCGTAGTGGCTTCTTGAGCGCGTGCGGATCTGGATGTGACCTCCCACATCGCCACCCGACTTGAACGTGTTGACGCTCCCGGACCAGTAGCGATTGGTCGCCTTAGCGAATGCGACCTCTCCGCATGCGCCGAGAATGTGGATGTGCCAGTCGCTTTCGCCGATCGGCCTTGCGTTGTGAAGCCCCTTTCGCATTGCCTCGACGTTTCTTGACACTCCGACGAGCGCCGCGCGGCTTATCTCGTACCACTCCAGACTCACCTTCATCGCTCTTCTCCTGTTTCAGACGAATCCATCCGTCCTCATCTGGAATTGGGCTGCTTACATCCTCTTCGTCTTCGTCGTCGTGGGGCCACGACTGCGCGTTCATTACAGAGCTCCAGATACCTGCTGCACGAATCGCTTGATGTCTTCGAGCGGGAACGTCACCAGCCACTCCTGATCGTTCTTTCGGTGTAGGACCACAGGGCACAGCTCGCCGCACTGCTCGCGAGACTTCTCCATCACAGCCGTGAGGTTGATGGCTTGGGTCCGCTTCACCTCCAGCCACAGGTGCGGGGTTCCGGGACTGATGAGATCGCTAGCGGATTCGGTTCCTGAGTGCTGCTGGCTGCGCCTGGCGTGGGCTTGCGGAACGAGCCTGTTCCACTCCGCCGCAGCTTCCAGTTCGCCCTTCTTTCCCTTCTGCCTGCTGTTGATTGCCATGCGTACTAGCTCCTGTGGTGTGCCGTTCTTTCTGCGCCACATAAAAACCCGGAACGGATACCTCTCCGGCCCATAGCCCAAATGAACTTTGTGACGAAGAGACGCAAGAAACTCAGGGTCGTAGTGGGCGTCGTCGACTTCGCGCTTGGCTGTGAGGCACATCCCTTTGGTGAGGTTGTCCTTTCCGCCGAAGTGCAGGCCCTCGTGACACCAGTGGCACAGGCGCAACAGGTTTCGGCGGTCGTGCTTGCGGCCTGCGCCGCCTTGCAAGTGGTGGATGTGCACCCCCTCCGTTCGGCTCCAGCACACTGCGCAGAACGGGTACTCCTCTGCGAAACGCGATAGTTCTTCACGCTCATCAGTCATTCCCTTCTCCGTCAGCAAGCTGTCTGGTTCGCAACCACACGGCTGCAGCCGACAGCCATGCAGCCATCGAGGCGACATCCTTGTGGTTGGTCAGCTGGACGGCCCCGCTGACGTCAATGATCACGCTCGTGATGGGCCGGCAGTGCTCGGCCCACGATCCGTCCTCTCCGACCCCCATGAACTCGCTACCGCTGCCTGGTACGCAGCCGACAACCACCTGATGGCCGAAGTCATCGGTGACCCGCAGCATCGACACCTCATCGAATGTGGCCATAGCGCTAATACCTAAGACCCTGCTCACTGTTTGAAGGCTCGCTGCGGGTGGACGGCGACTAATCCCCAGCCCGAAGGCTAGGGTTAGCCGCCACCTGCCCACTGTTCGTTAGGACGCAGTAGGGGTGTCCTCCTTGCCGCAGGGGCGGAGGCATGCGACCTGCTTATCGAGCATCCTGCTGCCCGCGTGACTTAGCCCTGTCGCTTGCGGCTGGCTTACCCACTGTCGTCACGATCCCTTCTGGTCGTGGGTCATGCGTCTGCGTGCCAGAGGTTGCCCCAACCCACGCAGCCGTTAGTTTTGTCGTGTCTTTACTTTTCGGCGCCGGCCTCCCGAAAGCTCCGCAGGAACGCGATGAAGGTGTGAAACGCCTTGCCCGCGCAGCTGCGCGAAAGAGCAGTAGGTTGACGATCCAGCGTCACGAACCGACACGCAGACAACCTGCCTCCTGTCGATGTGGACCCCGAGAAAAGCGTCCACCATAGACCGGTCGTATTCGTTTCTTCGCCGCCGCCCCATTCGCAGCCGGAAGCAGTCCCCATGTCTTCCGTGAGCGCCAGTAGCTTTGACCTGGAGGCGCCAGCATCGAGATCGGTCGTAAGCGAGCAGGTCGCATCCATCGTCCACGATTGGGATCGCGACCATGAAGCCATTGCGTAGTAGATGCTCAACGGCGATTGAGACCCCCAGCTCGGATACGATTCGCGAATCACGAACGACCTCCTTGAGCATTGCGCTCTCGGTTCTGGATCTCCGTTCCAATGGCCCGGATGAGGGGGCTGGCTTTCTTCTGCTTGCCATGAACAGCCTTGAGATAGCCGGTCGGCAAATCGCGAATGAGCTCGCCCTTGTAGGGCCCCCATAGCATCCTCCATCCGCGCTGCTTGCGCGACCCCAGTGGCTGCGAGAAAGGGTCGCGGGAGTCATGGTCGAAGGTCATGCCCACGATCAGCTTCTGTCGCTTCTCCTTCAGCTCTGCGGCCGCCAAGAGCCGCTGCTCTTCGTCGATTCGGTCCTGGTCGCGCGACTCCTCGACAACGTCGGATCCCTCCTCCATCTTCGCCATCATGCGCAGACGCCTCTCGATGTTGTCTCGGCTGGCTGCGTCTAGCACATCCAGGGCGTTGACGAGCTGGATGGACCTGCTCGAGTCCGTGATGTCGTAGATGTTGAAGTGCGGCTTGGGGCTAGCCGCGATAGCGGCCAGCCGCTCCGCTACGGTCATGTCGTTGCGAATAGTGCCTGGCAGGGCGCGAGTCCCGCGCCCGATTCGCTGCTCGTACTTCGCGATGGACTGTGTCGGGGCCGCGTTGTAGATGTTCCTGAGCTCAGGAAAATCCCACCCGTACGCCAAGACCCCGACGTTACAGATGATCCTCGACTCGCCGGAAGTGAAGGCGTCCATGTGCGCCTGCCTCTCCTGATCCGGCTGCTTCGAGTGAACGAGCGAGACCTTGCGCCCGTATCGAGTCAGCACCTCCGCGACTAGCTTGGCCTGCAGGACGGAGTGACAGTAGACCGCCGACGGCTCCAGTCCTTTGGATGTCTGCAGAACCAGAGACGCGATCTCCTGAACCGCGTGCTCGGCCGTGAGCACTGCCTCCAGCTGGGCCTTGTCCCACTCATGGGCGACCTCCTCCACTATGCTGAGGTCGATGCTTTTCACTTCGCTCAGAAACACCTTCGGTCGCACGAGCCAGCCGTCGTTGATCGCGTCCAGCAGCGAGTAGCTGAAGCACGGACGGTTCCAGTACGGGAGCGGCCGGCCCTTGCCCTTGTACGGCGTGGCGCTGAACCCAACGACGAACGCGCCCTGCTCCTCGAAGTGCCGCAGGATTTTGACCATCGACGGCGTGATGCCGATGTGGCACTCGTCCACCATCACCAGGGAGGTACCCTCGAATGCGCGGCTCTTGTAGCGTGAGCGAGAAAGCAGCGAGTCCTTGCTTGCAACGACCACCCGCCGCTTCAGTCCCAGCACGTACTCCGCTCGCCTCTGGCCCTGCTCGACATCCACCGGCTCGCCCAGCCACTTGCCAAGATTCCCGTGCAGCTGGTTCAGGAGCGTGAGCGATGGGCTGATAACTACGGGCCGCTTGGCCACAGAGCACAAGTCGGCCATCATCAAGGACTTACCGCTACCGACTGGGCTGCAGACGACGGCGTTCTTGGCCCCCGACTTCGCGGCCTGGACAACGGCGTTGCGAGACGCGACCTGATACGGGCGGCGATCAATCATTTGCGCCCCCGCTTCTTCTTGGGGCGCGGGCGTGACTTCACGGCAGCCTTTGCCGCCTTCTCGATCTTCGCCTCGACAATCACTGGCACTGGAGCTTCTGGCTTGCGGCTCAGCACCTCTTCGAGCATTCCTCCCAGAATGTCGATCTCGACCATGAGCTGCGGGACGATGTGCAGAATCAGGCGCCGAAGCTGCTTGGAGTCGAACGTGTTCGACTCCTGGATGGCAGCAACCAGCGTCCGGCACAGTTCAATCAGTTCGTGGTTGACCATGACTCATCCTTGAGTGTGCGGTGCCCCTTGTGCCGATAGCTGAGGGGCGCAGCCATGTGGAGGCGGTCGGCACTCCGTGCGTACTCACTGCGCTGCTGCGGCCGGTGTGCGGGCCGCCTGTGTCTTCGGCGTAGCTGCGGGCTTGGGCTTCGCCACAGCTGCGTCGACAGCTGCAGACGCGAGCCTCACGAGCGCCTCGCGGGACAGGGTTCCCTCCTGAACGCGCTTCTCGGCCTTCGACAGGATTTCGGCGCGCTCCTCGTCCGTCTTGGCCTCTCTAAGCTTGGCCATGCCGATTTTCTCGATCCGCGCCTCGTCCTCCACGTTGGAAACAACGGCCGCCCGCGTGGCCTCCTCGCCGTCGTCTTCGTCCTCAGCTGCCACACCCACGATCGCTGCGAGAGCAACCCGCTTCATGTAGGTTGCAGTCGCCGCATACTGCTGCGGCGGCAGATTCGCCTTGATGCGATTGAAAGAACGCACGAACTGTCCGGACTCGTGGTGAAGAGTCGTGATCAGAACGTCGTAGCCCTCGTCGTAGATGCAAAAACTCTGGCCAAAAGCCAGCCCGTGCTGCGCAAGCGGCTCACGGATTGTGTCGATCAGGGTCGCCAGATCGGCGTACATGCCGAAATGGGACTTGCTGGTGCGCGGCGCGTTTCGAAGCGCCCCGAGAGCCTTAGCCTGCGCTGAAAAAAGGTCCTTGAGTTCCGGGCTGCTGGCCGGCCACTCGGCAACTACGCTGCTCATGTGTTCCTCCACAGAACGTGAGCCGGAACTGGGAGTTCAACAACCTCGCCGTGCTGG